GAAATTGATTACATTGATCGCTGCCTGCCTAATCCATGCAGTGCTATCCCAAACATACTGAATGCTGGTATTAGTATCAAACCATTGCTGCCCTTCAAATGCACCGCTGCCTGTTGGCGTGCCAGCTTGGACGATAGTGGTGCTATCGGCAGCGAGCTTGGCTGCCGTGATGGCTCCATCAAGCACCTTTGCCGTGGTAATGGCATCACTCGCTATGGCAGCAGCGGCAAGCCCAGAAGCGCTCACTTTTTCCGTGGAAATTGCTCCGCTGGAAATCTTGATTCCCGTGATTGCTGCATCATTGATTTTTGCCGTAGTGATGCTTGCATCGGCATAAGCAGTGGTGCCAAGTGCAGTTACTTTGGCAGTAGTGACTGCTCCATCGGCTAATTTGCCCGTGGTAACGGCTAGATCTGCAATGCCCGCAGTGGGCGCCACCACTTGATCAAATGAAGTGCCGTTCCACACCTGCAGGTTTTTACTGGTGCTGTTGACGTATCCACGGCCATCAAAATTATCAATCGTTGGCGCAACAGAGTCGTAGGCGATAGCGCTGTCACTGGCCAGCTTGGCTGCCGTAACTGCATCATCAGCTAGCGCCGTGGTGCCGAGCTTGGTGGTGCTAGCCTGATTCAGTTTGATTAGGTCAATGCTGGCGCTATCGGCTAGATTTGCGCCGGCTTGGAATAGCTCCTTGACTTCTACCTTCTTGGTGGTGCTAGCGCCAACGTCAACGATAGGCAGTACGTCATTTGCTGCAACGTCAACTTGCGCCAGCTTTGTAAGCTGGGTGATTCTCTGGTCAGCCATGGGTTACAAGTTCCTTTGGTACATTCTAATCCTCAACCTCGGTCAGCAGGAATTCTAGGCTGTTTTGGTTAAGGGCGATGCGGTCGTCATCTTCCTTCAGGACATAGCCAGATGGCCGGCCCACCAGCAGTTTAATTTCGCCAGTGGTAACAAAGTCTATGCTACACGAAATCACGTCGGATGCAGACAGCTCTAAACCTGCCCGCGTAACCATCGCCGTGAACTCGTAATAGATGTTGTCAGAAGCGGACAGGGCAGGGTCATTTTCAGAGTCCGTAATGGAAAGTAAGCAGTCAAATTCGCTACCAATGTCCACTCGGTGTATAAGTTGCAGCATCAACAGTGGCGTTTCTTTTACGCCTGATGTTTTGTTGTTAAACAAGCAGTCAATAGATCCTGCTCCACTAATGAGGCCAGCGGAGTGCATACGTTTAAATTTATCATTTAACGTGGTTGCATCCAAACCTTCACGGTCAGTATTAAACGTGTAAGCAGTTACATCGCCCAGTACATTGGCTGATACATCTCTAACTCTAATTTCAACAGGCAGTGGAGCGCCCGTAAAATTTACAATGGTCCACTCGTAGGCGCGGTCATTATTAACCGCTGTTGCAAAAGTTGGGAAGAAGCGTATGCCGCCTGCTGCATTTACATTGATAAATGCACTAAACCCTGTTTGCACAACACCTTCGCCATCTATCCAGTTGGTTACGGGAAAAAAGACTAGCCCTCTTGGGTCTGGCGTTGATATTGTAATTTTATCGCCAGTTAGCAAATTATCAGTGGCGCCTTCAATGCCAATGCGATTAAGCACTGTAATTGTGTCGGCATCTTTTACAATTGCGGAAAGCGTTAAATTGTTATTACGGCGCAGCCGCACATTGCCTACATTGCCGACGAAATAGGTCATGAGTCAACAAGCTCAATAAATGGTCCATCAACAGTAAATTGCAGCGTGACGCTAGTTAGCTCTCCGGTGCCAACGGTGATGCCTGCATTGGTGATATACGCATTGAATGCAATGTCATCTTTTATGTCAACTCCCAATCCTGGCTGCGACCCAGCACGCAGCACCATCCCCACGCGATCAGACTCGGTGACGCCAATGCTGCTAGTTTTCATCACCTTGTTAAGCAATTGCTCAAATTGCACTCCTATATCGCCTGCCTCAACGCGATAATACATAACAGTAGCAGATCCCGTTGAGCTAACCATTCCAGGAGTGTATGACTTAACTGCCGTATCGATGGTGGTGGTTTCCAACAGCTCTAAACTGGTATCGATGGACCAGTCGCGGATTTTCAGCACCGACTGAGTTTCGGCTGGGTTTGGTGCAGCACCGAGAATGCCAGTGATGTATAGTCTGCCACTGCGGCCAGTGTAAAAGCCCATGTCTATCGCCTAGTCATTTGTTTGCATTCTACTCTCCATTACCATCAATGGTAAAGAGTCCGCCCACGTAGCTGGCGATGCCCTGGGCGATGAACGACTGGCCATTGGTGTCGCATGGGTGCTCCACTGCGCGGACAGTGGTTTCACCTTCTTCTTCCATTGTCACCTCCGTCACGCGAAACACTCGCTTGGAGCGGACGGTTTGACCGAGCACGAACAAATCGCCAGTGCGCGAGGCGAGAGCAGGCGCTGCGCCATTGCTAACTGCCACGCCATTAAAGGAGCGCGTGCCGTCAGCGCTGCCGTAGGTGAGCACGTTGTAAGTGCCATTGGGGACGCCCTGTAGTGGCACATTAAAAACGCCACCGTCTTCGATGCGGCCGGTGTAGATGCCGTCCCATTGATTGTTGCTGGTTTCAACGTAGACGTAACTGCCGGGCATCACGAAGATGTCCGTAGGGAATGTGACAAATTCAATGGCGCGACGGTTGTAACGCCGCACATTGCAGAGGTATTTGCCTAGCAAAATCGCCTGAGCGCGTGTTGTTACAAATTGAGAGATGTCAAGGCTTTCGCGGATTGCATTGGCTTCTTGCGTATCAGTGCGTTTCACTTCTACGCTGTTGTTACGTGGAAAAACACTGTTTCGCTCCGTGTCACGATAGATGAGCGTGACAATAACATCTTGGACGCTAGAGCCGTAATCAATAAATTCCTCCTTAAAAGTGTCTTCAAGGATGTTGCCTTGGTTAAACAAAGCTGTAATTGACACGTCACGAGTGATCTGACCAGTTGATTTGACGTAGGGCAGCGCTGGTACTAGCGTGTCCTTGCCACCAATCTTTCCAAGTTCCAGCAGACTAAATGGTGCCACTTGCGCCCAAAATTCACGCCATGGCCTGCCATCTGCAATAATTCCATCCATAAATAGTTGGTTGCGTTGACAGAATCGCTTGCTTTGCGCCAGTTGCATCACATCAACAGAATGCAAGCTGGCATATTGGCCAATGCCGTTCACTTTATCCAAGATGGTATCTAGGAAAATGTCAGGCGCGAAGGAGGTGGAATTACTGGGGCTGCTGTTGGCAAATGCTTCAATGTTGTTGTCGTATGGCGCACCAGTGGCTTCATTGCCAAAGTAGTCAAGGTTGGTGGGCAGTAGCCGCACGCGCTTGCCTTCGGTGACATAGGCACTAACGCTGCGCAGGTCTTGAGTGCCAGCGCCTGAGATAATATGCACCGCCAAGGTGGACAAGCCGTTGTACAAGCTGGGGCTATAGCTTGCCCATGACTCAATGCGCTGTTCTGTTACAGCAGTAACTTTTATTTCAGCGGATGAGTCAAAAGAAAATGAAGTGTTGGAGAATGCGTCATAATTAAACAAGTCCCATTCAGTTGTATTGGCAGGGGATTTATTAAATGGTGGATAATCGCCGCGACTGCTGTCAAAATACGCTGAACCGTTAAAATATACTTCCAAGTTGCCATCCTCCGTCAGACTTGTGTCTAAACTTACAAGAGAACCAGTGGGGTTTAGATAGCAGTAGCCACGAGTGCGAAAAGTGCGAACTTCTATATAAGTATCAACCACGGCTTCTAATTTGACTTCAATGAACCGTGGCCCGGCATTGCGGGTGATTAGCTTTAGGTAGGTAAATGTTTCTTGCTCGTTTACTCCACGGCAACAGAAAATATACGGCAATCTAATGTAATCGCCTGCGTTATCAAGACGATACCACACGGCAAACATAGCAGTGCGTGCTTTGGCGCCATTGTCTGATTCGCTGTGGCCGTAATTCACTTGATCTTTGCCATACACATTGGCGCGACCACTGAGGCGTCGATATGCTTGGAACCGCAGGGCTATATCCAGAACATTGCACTTGGTGACGCTGGCATAAGCAGCTTCTTCGACACGCGCCAGGCCCTTTACGTGGAATGTTTCTGGACCGCCTTGCCCTTGTAAGCTGTTGAGTTGGGTTTGCAGCGCATTGTTTTCATTCTGTAATGTGGCGATTTCATTGTTAAAGCTGTTGACAATTGATTGATATTTATCGCGGTCTGCTTGGGTGTGGAGTTTCTTATAAACTCCGCCTTTTCTGGTAACGATTGTGTATCCACGGTTTAGGATAATTTGATTCGCATTGCGACCTCCTTCAGCGGCTGCAATTTGGCTATTTCTGCTATCAATTTCCGCACGCAATGCATTGATTTGACTGCCTACTTCTTGCCAATGCCCTAGTCCGTAATTAGCACGCGGCAATTTTCCAGTGCGAATACATTCTAAAGCTGCGTATAAATCGCCTTCTTCAATGCCATTAGAGCCGTTAGAGAAACTTACTAATACCACGCGAAACAACGCAGAGCCCGCTTTGAATATGGTGCCGTTGTCAACCCGCGTCGCGGAATCACGTAAGGCGTCTTGACGTGCAATACCTGCAGTATCAGTGGTGGACAATAGTGCATTGGTATTTGAAATAAACATATTCCATGCCGATCCTTGCGGCACAAAAGGCCGTTCGTCATTATTGGGCCAGTAATAGTCACCACCCGCCTCTTGGAAATACGCTCCAACACGTTGGCGCTCCGAATTACCGGCTTCATTAAGAATGAGTACATCTGCGTTTATAGGAATAAAGCCCGTCACGCCCACGGAATTTGCAGTGGTGGGTGAAAATGCTTGACTAAAACCTTCTGCCGCGTCTGGCAGGCCGTTTAGTTTTGCCGTGGTGTCAGTGCCATAAGTTATTGTCGGGTCGGTGCCGCCTCCTTTGATTAAATCTTGATAGCGTGTTGCACCGTTCTCGTTGTAGTATTGCCACACGTTGCCAAATACCAAATCCTTGACGGGGAACTGTCCAAGTGCTGTGCGTTCTGGGTCGATGCGGGCGATGCTTGATGCACCAATTGTCATCATCAGCCGCATAAATTGGTTGTTACCAAAGCTAAGGATGGCTGACCACAACAGCAAACTCGAAACACGCACGCCGCCGTTAGCGTTTTGTGCAGTGTTGGTATAAACCAATGGTACGGTGTCGCCATACACTGCAAGGTCTTGAGCGCCGTTGAAACCAATGCGTGGCGCTAGTACTGCATCTCTGGTTTGCGCTGTGCCCTCTCTCTCTTGCGGAGCCTTAGGCCTGGGCATCAGCAGGATGGATGCCACCTGAAAGAGGATGCCTACGACAGCCAGCACAATCGCAGCGATAACGCCGGCCTCATTCCTTATATCTAGTACAGTGCCTTGCTTTGGATCTTTGTAGATGTGCTGCTGCGCTACAAAATCAAGGTATTCTTCTTTGCTGACACCTAGTGCATCAATGAGGTCATATTCATAAGGCAGCAGCTTGCGGGTCATTGATTCATCCAGAAGTAATGGCCGATGCCGCTAGGCAATGGCGCCCTGATAACAGCGCCACTAGGCGACAGAAACAATGCGCCGTCTTCCACAATTGTACCCAATGCAGAGCCAACCGCAGCCGGCAGCATTGCCACTGCGCCAATCGTGGGCTGCTGTAACCGGGTGCCGTTCTCGATCATCCATCGCACCAGTAGCGGCTTGGCAAATGTGCGCTCATCAAACAGCTCATACACCCATTCAAATTGATCGGTGTAGTCGGCAAACCCCAGCCGTTTATGCACCTCACAAGCAAGCTGAAAGCAGTCAGTTTTGCCAGACCATGGAGCGGCGCCCCATTGGTACGGCAAGCCAATCAGATCATTGAAGGACAAGTTCTGCATTTAGTGGCAAGGGCCCAACAAGGCTGCGGGTAAGGGTGCGTGCTGGGAATGACGCACCAACAGAGTCCATGGCGGTGCGGTAACGCAGCTCGATTGTAGTATCTGAGTAGCTGGCGCCAATGCCGACGTACCGTTCCTGGTAGCTGCGTGATGGTGCCAAAGCAGCGTTCAACCATTGCGTGGTAATAGTTAATCTGCTTAGACGGTTGCCGTCGCCTTGCTCAACAAGGCGGATGGCATACTCCACATTAGGGAACAAAACGCGCACCATGCCATTGTCGCCGTTGAGGTTGGCGGTGCTGCCTTCAGCGCGGAACGGCGCAAACTCATACCGTTGGCCATCCAAATAGCGAGCTTCGCTGACGAAGAAGTTTTGATAGCGGTGCTGCGTTCCGCTTTCTGTAACAAGGTAAAAGTATTGCGCCAGGCGAATTTCAGTCATCGCATTTCACCGACCAACTTCACTGTTACGGTGCTGATGTTCTTGATTACGCTGCTGACGCTAGGCGGCTCAGCGTAGAGCCATTCAATGCCAGAAGCATAGATGGTTTTATTCTGCAAAGTAATACTGTAACCGGAAAGTATTTCACTGGCAATTACAAACCCTAAAGTACCACCTTGTTGGCCGTTGTAATGATCAATAATGGTATTAACTGTGGCTTCTGGAATGTTTGCAAATTCCAACTCTAAAGTGTAGCCAAATGGTTTATTGCCGAAGCTGCGGCGCACCACTGCACCAGACATCGCACGGTATGTCTTGACTGGGTATTGACCTAGCTGGAAGCTACGAGCAGTTGGCTTTAGCGCGGGAAAGTTAGCCATTAGATGCCCACCTTCCGGCGTGTGGAGCTACTGTTCTGGATGCGATCAAGCGTCATCGTCATCCCGCGTTTAGCGCCATCGCGTGTTGATGCACGCCTGGTTTCAGCCATTGCTTGCTCCAACTGCTCGCGGCTGACATACTCTACGCCGTTGATGCTAGTGCTTTGGAAACTCATATTGAGCACTGGAGATCCATTGCCGCCACCGCTTTGGCGATCCATTGCTTCACGTAATCCACTGGCATCCACGCCTAGACGCCCGCCAGAGCCACGGCTAAGAGGCATGATGGCCTCTGGACCAGCCTCGCTCATTAGGCCAGCCTTCATCGCGCCACC